GTTCGATTTAAGACAATAAAATTAAAAATTAATACATAGTACTACTACGCAATAAAACAACGTCTTAAATCGCTTATTTTATATAGTTCTATTTATTAATCTAAAGCTCTGTAATGAACGATTGTATTTGTGTGGTGTTATGTACTACGTTAATGCGGTTCGTGTGTTATGCGTAATGATTTAATTAATTAGCCTATCCGCTATTTTTTACGCCTTTAGTCTATTGCTTACGCTTGTGTGTATGCATTGCCTTGTATGGCTGTAGTGTGTGCATCCTGGTTAGAGTGATTTGTTATTTAATAATTGGTTATTGATATAAACGAATAAACCCTACAAGGTTAATTGTAGGGTATAAAAAAAGCTATCAATCACGATAGCTTAATATAATTATTTTGTTTTTTAGTTTGGCTTATAAAAGCCGTTTAAATAGGCTACAGCTCCAAAGGTTGCATGAATAAGTTCTTTTACTTCAAATGTACCGTTTTCAACTTTTATCTTTGATCCTATTTGCGGAACGTAATACATACTGATTTCTTTTTTAAAGTTTTCAGATTGTAAAAAGATCACAATTCTAAAATTTTCCTCTACTAGGTTAATCACGAAATTGTAAAATAACCTATCTACTATTTTGTATAAAATTCGTTTCATTAGTCTGCTGGATTTAGATAGACAACATTTTCGTTAGTTGTCAAATTTATTAATTGATCACCGTCTGCTGGAATATCCGATTCCATTCCCTCCCAAACGAAAATAATCTTATTTCCGTTTTCTACTTCTTTTGAGTTTTGGCCTAACTTGTAAGCCAAAACAATTAAAGTAGCAACACAAAGAACTATTAATTTGATTGTAATTAAATTTTTCATAATTTTTGATTTATAAGGTTATTTGATTATTTATTGAAAAATGTGGACGCAATTAAAAGCGAACCAGTAAAAGCTACTACGAAATAGATTGCACCTTCGATAAATTCTTTTGCGTCTTGAGATAATTTGAAATTTTTCATAATGTTATATTTTTTTGGTTATTATTATGCATCAAATTTACTACAAATATTTAATGTAGCAAATTTTAGACAAACTTTTTTAACAGAAAAAACGCAACACCAATAAAATAAAGGTATTGCGTTATTTATAAGATTTAAAAATGTAGGAAAATTGAATATTTATCTATTAAAAACTATACTAGCTAATATTATAATAGCAATTAGTAAGTTTGCTAATGGTACAATCTTTTGTAATTCATTTTTTTTGCGTGGGTGGATTCTCATGACTATTTATTTTTAAGATTATACATTTTAATAAATTCAACTACATTTGCGTAGGTTGCTAATAAATCCAATTGTAAAAGTCTTTTATCAATTACCGTAATAAAACTTTGACTCCCAAAAAATTGATTTTCTCTACATTTTATTATAACTTCCATTAACCAATTCCAATCTGAATGATAATACAAATCATTTTTGTTGTGAATATGGATTTTATGCCAAAGGTATTCCGAAGAATTATTTTCTTCAAGTTGCATAAACTCCGCTATTAATTTGTTGTTTTCTGTTGTGTTCATAATATTAAAAATAAAGGTTAATAAAGCATCTAACCATTTGAGCGAAAATATAAAGTACTGCAAAAATGATAAAAAGTTGATTGTAGTTTTTTCCAATCCAGAATAAAACTATTTTTTTCGTGTTTGAGTTCATGAGCTAATTTATAAAGTAGTTAGTAAAATTTTCTAATTGTTGAAGGTTTTCTATTTTTATGTACTTTCCGGAACCAAAACCGAAAACGTTTTTTTGATTGTTAACGAGTGCAATTGCATGAACTTTTGAAACTTCAAAATAGTTATTATTCAATTGGCTTTTTTGCGCTGCTGTAACAACTCTATTTAAAAAGTTGTTTTGTATTTCCTGGATTTGTTTTGATTCTGTCATGATGCAATTTTATAAAGTTCGTTATACATTTTTAAAAGTTCTAAAATATCATAAGTAATTGATATTTGATGTAGCGTAATATTTAAAGCGTCGGAAATTTTCAAAACTTTTAATTCACTATCAAACAAAAATATTTCCCAATCAATTTGATTATAGTCTTTATTCCAAATTTTTCTTAATTCTCGTCTTTGTGCTGTAAATGGAGCAAAGAAATAATTATCCTGATTATCAAAATTATGCTGTCTTTTGTCTTGTCTGTTCATGATACAATTTTTAAAATATTAGTATAAAACAATTCAATTTCATTTAATGCGTCGATAACATTTGCTTGAGTAGAATAAACATTTTGCTTCCAGTGATTGAAATATAATTTTGCTTTATCTGGAAACTCCATAAAATTTGCGTGAACTCCAAAACAAAAAGTATTGTCGTTATTTACTGTTAAATAGAAATAGCCTATTTTAGTGTTAATTTTGTATTCGTAGCGTTCGCAGTCATTTGTACGAACAAAACCCATATTTATAAAAAGTTCATTTGCTTTTTTTATAAATTCTTTATTTTGTGTTTTTTTTACTTTCATAAGATTGTATTTTTTAAGGTTTAAATTTCGTGAATTTGCCAATTATGGCGCTTGTCCCTTTGTCGGTATCGCTCCGAAAATCATTTCTTTGCAAAGGGAATAGATAGTTAATTTTGTCTATAAATGTAATAAGTTGTATCGTTTATAGTTTCTTCGTTTTCGTGTCCGTCATACGCTGACAAGCTATGTCCTCTTCCGTCGAAACGCGCATCACGTTTCCATGCTTCATCGTCAAAATAATTTTGCATATTAGAAGGTAATTCAGGGTAAACACATTCTTCTAAATAACTATCTAACGCTTCCTCCCATTTTTCGTTAGCTTCGTCATCTGTTAAAACTAAATAATCGTTATTATAATCTGTATCGTCGTACTCTTCAACCTCTGTTAAATTATTTTGGCAATAAATTAAGAAGTTTGCTTCGATGTTGGCTTCTTCAGTCCCTTCAATATCTTCTAAAAATTCGCTTCTTACTTCTTCTTCGTTTCCTTCAAATACAAATGTACCTTCTTCAGTTTCAACGATAAAAAAATCTTCGTTGTTAAATTGTAATAATGCTAATGCTTTTTCTTGTCCGATTGTTAAATTTAAATTTGTCATAATATTAAGCGGTTTTAAGTAGTTCCGCAAACTAATTTAATTAATGTTATTTTTTGTTATTTGTTTCTTTTTGATGTAGCAAATGTAATACATAATTATATTGTAGCAAATTTTATTCAAACTATTTTTTAACTTTTTTTATTTTGTAAAGAACAAAAAACGTGTTAACCCTTTATTTTATTAGAGTTAACACATTTTAAAATGTTTTTTGTAAGTATTAAATTTTGTAGGAATTAATTTATATTAGTGTGTTTTTAGAGTTTAACGAATTGGTTTTATATATTATTACTTATATATTGCGCTACTTTAGTTTAACATCTGAACTCTGACTGCTACTTATATCTATTGTAACAGGAGCAACAATATAAGACCCACCCAATGCACCAATCGAAACTGCAATTTTTGATAATTCCGCATTGATCAAATTATTTTGAGAATTTAACGCACTTTGGAGGTTTTCGAACCTAACAGAACTAAATGCGTTTCCGGATAAGGAGATACGCCCAGCGGAGTCACATCGCACATACGCCACGACTGCTCCAGAATCGTCAACGGAGAACATTCGAGATTCGCCTGGTCCTACGAGTTGGTTTTTGTTAATGTAGCCGATTATTACAGATTCGTCAGCGTTGGAGGTTTCCGCATAAATAGCAGTCATTCCTTGTAAAGGTTGACTATCAAATCCAAATGGATAACTTTCTTTCGCCGTCTTTGTTCCGAACTGCGATACCTTTAAAATTCTCTTGCCTTGTTCAATTACTGAACTGAAATATTTACCTAATGAAATCATAGTATTTTGGTTTTATCAAAAAAAAAAAAAAAAAAAATAATTTTTTTTTTGTTTCAGAAAAAAAATTTTTCTTTTTTCAAATGCAATAAGCTCCACAAAAAAAAATATTTTTTTTTATAAAATCGATTGATCATTTATGTATTGGTGTTCAAACTCATTCAACTCATCGTTGATATGTAAATTTTCGTCAAGATGATTGTATAGAATATCTCTGATAAAATCTCCTCCATTAAACGTTTCTGGCACAACTAAATTTAACGTTGTTGTATCTGAATCTGGAGTAAATTTCATTGTGATACTATCAACCATAAATCTATTGTATGCGTAGCTGTAAATGTAGTGATTGTGTACGTTTACTATTTCGCCAGGATAAATCTCATCGAATAAACCTTGCAATTCAACTACAACTTGTATCGCTTTTAATTCTGAAGCTAATTCATTTTTAGCAGAATCTTTCAATTGCCCTTCCTCTCCAGAACTCATTATCTTCGTTGTAGGACGATATTTCCCAATTAAGGTATTCTTTGCTACATCGGTTGTAGATAATCCAGCATTATTATCGCTAGGCTGTCTGACAATGTTTATATCGGAATGCAATGCTTGTCCGTTGAAATCCGCACTCATCGAGATACTATTTCCTTTCGTGAAAAAATATCTTGGTTTTTGATTGTAGCTTGGTTGAAACAATAAAACATCGCCTTTTTCATTATGTGATAAAACTATGTTTTTCTGACTTGCCAATTTTGCTAGATACTCTTTAATTGTTTCTGTAGGACTGGCAGAGGTACGCCCGAAAACAGATTTTGACTTTGCCTCGATTGTAGCTAAATCAGATTTGGCAGTTACATTTTTAGGAGCTGCATTTACGCTTGTTTCACTAATGCTTTTTGCTTGGTCCGAAACAACTACATTGATTCCAAAATATCCACACAATTGCGTTGCAATATCAATTAATGACTTGTTGTTACTTTCCAAAGGATATTTGCTTGGAGGAATGCACACGTCCTCGAGGATTCCGCACTTGCTGTAACCAGTAATTATTACAAGTTCTCGGCCACTATTACTTGTAAACCTATGATTTAGAATAGTTCCCGTAAAAATTAATTTATTTTTTGAGTTGTAAATCTCTACGTCTTTATACTGCAAAGGTTTTAGTATCTCTTGATAATCTTTATCGTTAGGTCTAAAATAAGTCGAGAACTCAAAGGTAGATGCAATAGAATCTAACTTCAAAGTTATACTACCATTGTTGAAATAATTTATTTCTTTTTTATCAATTACAATCCTCATAGTTTTTTAGTTTTCTGTAGAAAAAAAAATATTTTTTTTTATTTTACATATTTTACTGAACGACCTTTTTTAAGTAAGAACAATTCATCAAATTTAATGTTATTTGTTTTTACAAATGTATTAATATTTTCGTCAGCAACATCCAACCCTAAATATCTGTGAGTAAGTAAAATTACATTACTGTCTTTAGTCAAAACAACAATGTATTCTCTTTTCGCTCCAAAAGTAAAAGAATAAACGTTAGCCAAAGTATAAATGATTTGAGAATCCAAAAGAGTTTGAGCTTCTGCATCTGGACTATAAGCATTGTTTACATCGTTAATACCAACACTCAACTCATCAATTGTTTCTCTGTAATCTGCATACAAATTTCTTAATCTGTCAAGGAAATTAGCCACATCCGAAACCAAAATATAATCTCCAGTTGCAGGAGTAACCAAAACAACAGAAATTAAAGATAAAACCGTTCCAGCCATTGATTCATAATACTTCTTATCGGCATAAGTTTCAATAGATTCTTTTAGCCTCCAATAAATATTCTCATATGCAGCAACACGCCCTTCAATTGCTCTTTGATAAGTTGCTGGTAAATCTAAAAAGTTTTGAACAGTTTGAATTGTATTTAATGGCTCTGCTAATAAATTATCAATCGCTTTTAAGCCACTATTCAATGCATTTTGAAAATCAGCATAAGTATTACTATCTTGAATTGGCTCTAAATCAGCACTCATTTGAACTAAACTTTCACTTTGCTTTGAAATGTCTGCTGGTAAAAAATCAACTCCAGTAACTCCAGAAACAGACATTGCATACAAAGTTTTTCTATGCATATCCATTGTGTTATCTTTTATCGAGAAATTTGAAAATGGATAATCTGGACTAATGCTCTCTAAAAATGGAACTGTAATTTCTGTAATATTCAAAGAACTGTCATCACGTTTTATGCTTACTGGCTGTCCTTTCAAAGTTCCGTAAATCGGATGCTCTACAATCCATTGTCGAGGATCTTCACAAGCAGTTTCAAATCTATCGGCCATCTCGATATGATTCGCACCATCAAATGAGAAAACTAAATTTACTCTTGCTCCTTTAGGTTTTTTTCTATCAACTAAAGTTCCATAAACATTGATAAATTCAAAAGAAGAAGTATTGTACTCTCTCTCTTTTTCAGCACCACGCCACAAAGGAAAAAATTCTTCTCCATCGCCTGTGGTTATTTTTAGATTTACTTTTATTTTATCTTCCCATGTCATTATTTCCAGAATTTTTTAATTTGATAATTAGCATTTTTAATGTAAAACGCTTCCATTTGCTTTGATGTTTTAATTGCTGCTTCTTTGTTGAAATGTGTTGCTTTCGCTTTTGCAACATTTTTCTTTCTTGAGCGCATTAGAAAATCTAATTTAATATCTAACTTCCCTTTTCGCTTTCCGACATTCCTTGAACTCATACTTTTAACTTGAACCAAAAATTTGCCTTTTGAAGTTTCAATATAAGTTGGAGCATTTTCTTTCAATGATGCCATCATATTTGCAACATTAGCCATTTTCTTTTTTCGCATACTGCTACTTGTTCCCATAGCAATTTTGCTTTTGTCAAACCTTGCTTTTTTACGAACTAATTTTTTTAAACTATTTGAAGTTCTGGCTTTAGCTAAATACATTGCTCCTTCATTATCAATTCCTCCAACCTCATTGTGTTCCATTCCCACTAATGCTTTTTTGGCTTTTATATCATTTGAATTTGAAAACCCACTTTCTGAATACATCGAATTTACTTTGAAACCAGTTGCACGTTTAACTCCAGTATATCGTTTAAAAAATGCTTGGTTTCTAACAGTCATATTATTTTTAGCAGATTCCAAAATATTCTTTTGTTTCATTAAGAATGCTGAATCATTCAGAGTACTTCTAACGGCAGAAGGAAAGGCTGATTTATGCAACCTTTCCAACTTTGCTGTTAATGCTATAACCGCATCTGTATTTACGTTAAGCGATTGTCTTGCCATTTTATAAAGTCCATTTTTTTCCTACTTCTCCAGAAGTAAAATAAATACTTCCGTTAAAATTAAATATTCTACCAACAACTGAATTATAAACGCCTAAAACCGTTTTAACTCCTGTTGTTAAATTGAAAGATGATAATGTTCCAGATACCAAAGTATAAAGTTTCCCATTTTTCACACAAGCATTTGATGTTTTTACAAAACTGTTATCAATAGAAACTGTTAGAACTGTTGTTATTTCTGGTGTATCTGGATTGTATAATAATTTGATTATTTCAAAATCCTCTGTAACGGTGTTAGCTATATTTGTAGCATATAAATAAACTCCATCCGTATAAACATAAGGAGAATAATCAGTACTATCTCCAAAAATACTTGAAACATCTATTTCTTCAGAAGTTGCTAAATTATCAATATTAAATTGATAAAATCGATACCTACCTTCAGTTGGAGATATACAAAAACAAAGAATATATCCTTGAATTAAATAAATATCATTTACGATTAAATCTGCTATTGCAGAATCACTCCTTATAACAGTTTGTAATTGATTTGAACTTGGTAAATCAGTATAAACATTACCGTTGTCCTCGTACATCAAATTAGATGTATCATTGAATGATAATGGATTTCCCATAGCCAAAGTAATTTCTTTGTCAGATTTATTTACATTCAAAGAATAAGCTCTTACTCCTGCTGTATCGATTATAACTAAAATCTCATCACTAGCAGAAAATCCACTTGAAGTGAAAGTATAACTCGGAGATGCATCGCTTCCTTTGAAAGTGTATGACAAACTTGAATCATAATCATCTGAAGCTCTCGCAACAAAAAAATATTTATTTGGCAATATGCTCAACTTTAAATCAGTACTCCAAACATTAGTTGATAATGACAAAACTCGCTCAATATCATTAAGCGAATTTGGAAGTTTTTTTAAAGCCTCAACAATTTGATATTGCGTTGCATCACTATCTTGGTCATTTGTAGGAGTGATTCCGGTAAGCTCTAGTAATCTATACAAGTTCATTAATACATCGCCTAAAACTTCCTCTACTACTGGAGTTCCCTCTTGAGTTTGTGTTTCGTTTTGAATTGTAGCACCAAAAGGCATATCTGCATTGGTGTCTTTTACGTATGGTTGATTTCCTAATACTCTCATTTTTTTTAATTTTTAAAATTTAACAGCTTCAATAACGAATTTTAAGTTTTGAGTTTGAGAAGCAAATTCGGTTACATTGATATCAACTGTTGTAGCATTTATCACTTTGTAAACAGCACTTCCAATATTATTATCATCATCAATATCAGCACTTAAACTTTGAATAAAAATTCTAACATAATAATTCGTGTCAGTCATTGTATTTGCCAAAACAACTCTTATTGTTGAACTATTATTTACTTTAGCAGTTAAAGTAGCACTTACAATATTTCCAGCGACAGTATAAGTTGTTCCAATTGTACCAGAATCAATATCAACTCCAGAAAAAGAACCTGTGTTCAAGGTTTTATTAACAAGTCCTGCAACAATAGCAAAATGCTCTTTCGGGTACAAACCATTAACCAATGCTGTAGCTAAAAATGTCGCTGAATCAACACCGTTTACTCTACGCATAAAGGCAACTAAATTAGTCAAAGGTGTTGTTGCTTTAGTGTCAATAGCACCAGTATTTTCTTCGGATTGTGAGGCTTTTTTCAAATACAACAAAGCATTTACCATTGAATCCAAAGATACATTATCCGCAAGTCTTACCAAAGTCACTCCAGAAGCCGTTTTAATAAGCCTAACGTATTCATTTGTTTTAAAGCTACCAACAGTTGTAATTGTAAAAGTTGGCGCATCAGAACCTTTAATTTCGGTTTGAGAAGCCAAATCAAATCCTGCTTTACAAACAACTTGCTCATTTTCGAGCATAAAGCCTAATTTTATAGGAACGCTTAAAACTCCAGAAACTACACTCAATGGTAGAATGTAGTCATTTTTAGAAGCCAAAGCTATTAACGCTTCGATTATTTGATAGCCGTTTGCATCATTATCTGGTAGATTGTTTGGAGCAATACCATACAAATCCATCAATTTATCTTTGTTGGTATGAATATCTCCATAAACCGCCTCATTTACTGGAGTACCATTTCCTGTGCCAGTATTATTTCTAATCCTTCCGTTTGGATAATTTGGATCGGATAAGATTACATTTTCGTTACTACTTAATTTTCTCATTGTATTATTTTTTTTTAAATGTAAGATATAAATGTGAATGCCACCAAATGAGCTGGTTTCAATTTCAATACTAATTCTCTAAATTCCTCAAGCCTATTTTCTGGAACTTGTGCATAAGTTCCTAAAACTTCTCCACCTATGAAAAATGTAGCCCAAAGATATTCATCGTCAACTGCATAAAGTTCATTTGCTTTGTAAGAGTTGGCTATAATTTCTGAACTACTACCTCCGTGCTGAACTCCTATTCCGTGCTGTGTATCGCCTCCGTGTTGTATGCTCTCTGGAAGTGAAAATATAAAGTCTTGAGGTCTTTTGAAAACTCTTATTCCACCTTCTATAAATCCGTTTTCGTGCAAATAAACATCAAATCCAGCCAATTGCAATTGATTTTCAATATACAAAATGTGTTGCCTTGCTGGAATGTTTCTTCCTCTTGCCATTCGTCTGTAAATAGCCTCTCTACGAACTTGAACAGTTAAAGCAGTATTAGTTACCATCCCGAAATAATACTCCCACAAATTGCAATCATCTTCAGTAAAATTTGCATTATCTGGGAAACAAGAATCTAATGTTGTTTTGGCATCTTCCAATAATCGGATAAAACTAACATTTATCGCTAAATGAACTTTTTCTATAATACTATTTTTAAGCATATAAAAAGCTCTACCTGTTGGATATAACTGAACAGCCAAGTTTGAAAGCAGATTAGTCAAAGAATCAGAAACTCTATTCGGAAATCTAAAAGGTGTTTTAAATCCGAAAGGTGTTTTAAGTCCAAATGCGGTGCTTTTTTCTGTTACTTGATACATAATTACACAAAGGTTAAATTATTCAAATATGGCACGTTTCCTAAAGTAAATTCATAAGATACCTCCTCGTTTCCATCAACGTACATTTTCAATAAATTAAAAAAGTTACCGTTTACCAAAGATTCTGTAACTACTGACTGAACTTTCCCATAGTATAAAATGTCGTTTTTATTTCTCTGCAAATCAGCTCCAGAGATAAACGGTCTTACTTTGTAAAGCATATCTTCCAATGCGCTTTGAATTGTTGCTTGAACTGCTGCCGAACTATCATCTAAACCTGTTATCTCAATATCAATTGGAACTAAAACAATTGGCAAAACATTTAAAAATGATTGAGCAGGTTTTCTGCCTCGTTCGTATATCGGTTTTGAAATGTCTGGATCATAATTTAAAACATCCTCTACATCATTTAAAATCGTAGAACTTGGAGTTCCTTTTCCATCTGTTGAATCAACTAAAGTAGCCTCAACATAAACATCTAAATTACTTGGTTCGCCATCTCTAACGTAAGGATAAACTAATCGAACTCCTTGAGCATCTGTAGCCCATTGTCTGTAATCTGCTCTTGAACCACCTTGAGGCTCTAATTGAATTGCATTTAGAATAGCTTGTCTGTATAGTTCAATTGTTTCTCCTGCTTTTGGTTGCTCTACAACTTCTGTAACCGTAACCGTTTTATCAACTCCGATAACTGGTTCAGTAATTGTCAAATTGTCATCCACATTCAAGTTGAATGCAACTCCAGCTCCGATAGAACGAACTTCAATCTCATCGTCTGTTCCGGAACAAGTATATTCTGAATCTAAAACGTAAACTTGACCAGGATTTAATGTTCCTTCGTTTGATTTGAAAGTTAGATTTGCTCTCAATACAGAACCAGCTACAGCAGTAACCGAAAGTTTGAAAACTCCAATTGAATCTGGAAACATTCCTCTATTCAAATAAATCATTCCTTGACGTTCAAGTGTTCCTCCAAATTCAGCAGTTGTTGCCGTATCTACAAAAATATTATCTTGAATATCTCTCAAGTACAAGTATGCTAAATAAAACTGACCAGACAAAACTAAAGCCAATGCATTAAGAACTCGCTTCAAAGGATTATTCGATAGATTCAGTTTGTTTTTTAAATCTCCAGCAATATTTGTGTTTAATTGCGTTATGTTTGGAATTGGCTTCATTATTAAATTATTTTATCAATTATAACTTCTTTTTTTGCATTGTCGTAAATCATTTGCAGAACTCTATCTTGCTGATTTGATTTCGAACTAAAGTTAACAATTATTTTTAGATTATCACGACCAGTAATTTGAACATCGGCTTCAAAAATAATAATCGATTTTAAGTACTCCAAATCGTTGTTTATTGCTTGGATGATTCTCAACCTACCAGTACTATTTAAAGCATTATTTTGTATCGTTCTTTCGGTTTCTGAATTGAATTGAGATGACTTTTCTGTTTTCCAAATCAAAGAGTTTCCCCAATAATCAAATCGTTCCTCACTTTGCAAATATGCATCTTTAGTATTTGCCTCAATGTTACCACCAAATAAAGCCAAGTAAATTTGCTGATAAAGAGATTCTGCCATTAGTAAATCTCCATTTACAATTGCAAAATCTCCTCCACTACCTGTTTCAAATAAATTTATATCTGTTGTTTCCATAATTACCTACTACCTTGATTTGGTTTATTTATAACTTTAATTCCAGAGATAGGCGATACAACTTCAGCTTCAATTCCTTTATCAGTTTTAATAATCAACTCAAGTTTTCCTGTTTTTGAATTTAAAAAAGTATCTGAAGGATTAGCCGCAGTTCTTCCAGCTAAATTCATCGGAGTTTCTTGAGTATTTTTTGGATTATATTTAGAATACTCTTTATCGTTAAACTGATAAAAACCAGTTTGAACTTGATACTTTAAAGCTGATTCTGACAACTGCTCATTCTTTGGAAGTGTTGCATTTTGAACTCTCGCTTGTTTTAGTCTATTAAAAATAGCATCAACAGTTTTAATAGACGATTTATTATTTGAAACAATCTTATCTCCAGAATTAGCAGAACTTAACAATTTATCTTGCTTAGATAATTCAGCACTCATAACTCCAGTAGAGTTTTTCCATGCGCTATTACTTTTTTCTAAAGCACTAATTTGTCCTCCAACCATTACGTCGGTAGCAGATTTAGTGTCCCATAAAGAGTAAACCAAAACACCTAATGCTCCAGCAATCAAAAGTAATGGCCAATAAGCTGCTAATGTTGCAGCAGCTACCGCCCAAAGAGATGCGGCATAACCCACATTTGTCAATGTAGCCCAAAGAACAATAAATCTATGAACTGCCATAATCGCATTGAAAGCTCCCATAATTCCATTTATCAACGCAACAACCGTAACAATAGCTTTCCAACCTAAAAATGCAGCTGTAGTTGTCAAAACAAGATTAACTAATGTTCCCATATTGTCAATCATCCATCCCATCAAGTTTTTTACTATTTTAAGTATTCCAGTAGCGTTATCTCCAGTAACAATAAAATTAGTAAACGAATCTTTTACTCGGTCAATCAAGTAAGCTAATGTACTTGCGTTTTTTGCTGCCTTTGCCTCTGCATCATTCAACTTTTGAATTTTACCTAAAAAGTCCTCAAAAACATCAAAGTTTTGAAACAAAGTTCTTGCTCCAATAGTACCAGTTCTTTTAAAGAAAAGTTCAGTTGCTCCTTTTACTCCAGCTAATTTTTTTAATTCTTTTAATCGATCAACAGTTGAATTAGCACTATCGGTCAAATATTCGAAATCAATTCCAGCCATTTTTATTGCCGCCCATCTCTTTTTATCCCAAGTTTTTGTGGAGGAAATGTCGAATAAAATATTTCGTAAATTTCTACCAACTCCTTCAACTCCAAGTGATTTTGTCAACGTCTGAATCAAAGCAATCGATTCCTCAATATTCACATTTGCAGAAACGGCTTGTGCGCCAAATTGCCTTAAAATATCAGCAGATTGAGCAATACTAATACTACCAACAGTTTCTCCAGCAGATAATTTATTTACAATTCTTTCAGCATCCTCCGCTCTCATTTTGTAAATATTCATTACTTGCGTTAAAGCATCGATAGACGGTTCTAATTCCATTCTCGATGCGTTGGCTAACATAATCGAAGCACTTGTAATCTGTTTCAAAGCCTCTGGTTTATCAAGATACTCTGACATCTTTGAACCTACAATCTCAAACGCTCCAGCAATATCAATAACGCTTCGTTTTGTTTCTTTTCCAAGACTTTGAATCTGACCATTCATCGAACCGATTTTCGTGCCTGTAACAGCCGCTAATGAAGCGATTTTCTTTTCGTACTCCATTACATCTTTTCCAGCGTAATAAAATAAACCTCCAACACCACCACCAATGGCAAGTTGTGAGATGTTATTCATAGAACCCCACATATTATTTAATCTGTGATCAACTCTATTTATTGCGCTTGAAGCACTTCTACTGAAGTGAGCAGTTTTATTTGACATTTTAGAAACAACATCACTAAATCTGTCAACGGCTGTAAAAATAGTCGGAACTCTCATTTGAGCAACTGCCATAATTTTTCCTTTTAGCAAAAAAATCCTAGCAGTTAAGCTACTACTAGGATTTTTTAAAATTATTTTTTCTTATTCGATTCTTTATTGATTCTCACAATTTCGTTGTACCAAAACATTAGTCCGTTGAAATCATAATCATCACAATACATTTTTCCGATTACTTTCGGTGTCCAGTGATAATAGTCAGCAATACTCATAATGACATTGTCTAACCCATCATCTATCCACCTTACGGAAAAACCGAAGCTACTTGACTTACAACATCGTAGTCGTAAGGACTTAACTTGTCAAGCATTGAAATAGGCTGACCAATAATGTGAGCTGTGATTCTCAATTGGTAAGTCAAAATATCTGTCGTGATTGACAAACCTTTACCTAAACTTGCTTTGTCTGAAGGCTTGATTCTCGTTTTGAAATCTAAACTATCTAAAACTACATTTCCAGATTCCTCTCCTTTGATTGGATCTTTTAATTTTAGCTTTGGAACTTGATTCTCATCAAAACTCAAATAGCCTTCCATTATAGCATCTAAAACATCTGGATAACCATCTGATAAAGTTGATCTTTCAACTGGTTTTTTAGAATAATAATTTACGAATTTCTCTAAATCATCTAATGCTACTTCTTTACTTACTGCTGTGTTTTTCATTGTCTTTTATTTAAAATTAAATCTTCTCTAAAATTCCTCCTCCAGCAACTTTTAAAGTTAAAGTTCCTGCATTTGAATCAGTCGCAATATCTCCAACTGGACGACCAGTACCTCTGTAGATTGCTCCAGAAATCATTGCGAATTGCCATAAACCTAAAGAAGGAGAACCTGCCATTAAGTTTAAAGTCGATAATTCAGCATCTGAAATTTGGTCAACAGCAATCGGACCATCAACAGCCCATCTAGCCATATTCAATTGCGACATCATTTGACCATTAGAAGTAATCTGATTCATATCATCATTTCCTCTAACACCACCTTTGTCGATATTATACGATTCGTTCGCTTTAGGATAATATCTGTAAGTGTTTCCTAAATGGTTACACGTAATTTCTACGCAATCCCCGAATACAAAATTTGCCATATCTTTTTATTTTTAAAAATTAATTTTTTAATTACGGATAAACTCTAATTTCAAACCTAATTCTATTGAATGTAGCATTTGTAGTAGTGTCGTTATCCCAACGCGTGAAATAAACATATCCAAAACTTGTAGTTGCCTGTACCCATCTAGTGAAATATCCACCACTTGGAGTACCTATCGCACCATTTTGTAAATTTACTTTGTTAGCCGTAAAAACAGCAGAAGTAGCATCTATTTGAACTCTACCAGCTGTTGGTACAGAATAAGTAAATGTAGTACCTGTGAAATCATTTACAATTTCTTCTACAGTTGGAACTCCACTCGATATAGTTAACCAAAAAGACAATTCTAAATAGCCTTTTGCTGTTTCTTGGTCAACATAATCTGCTAAATTATCCAAAGCATCGGCAACTTTTGTTTTTTTAATGCTTAATGGTTGAGTTTGGCTTCTAATATTCTCATCATTAAAAGTTTTTATTTCTGCGTTTGTCATAACTTTTTTTATTCAAATTCTACATCAAATTCTACATCAAATAGCCCCGGTACTATCGGGGCTATAGGTTTCCCGAATTAAAAGAATTTCCTGCACCACCAAAACCAGCGGTTGCAGTTGTACTTTCTACCCTAGCAATTCCTGTACGCTTGTAACTGAATGCTGTTTCAAATCGGTTTGGATTAGTTGTGCTAATCTGAACTTGTAAACTTGATTTTGAGAATGAAGGATCATTAATCAATGCTTTTTCAGCAGAATCCTCAAACAAGTCGTAAACAATACCTTTCCATTCGCTAGGCTTAATACATCCAGAAACATCGATAATCTGATTATCAGCAACCAATGTTTTATCTTTCAAGTAGATTTCCTCTAACGTTCTGTAGGCATCAGAAATATTCCAATCAATGTTCAAGTTTCTTGCGTAAGAATACTGCAATGGAACTTCTCCAGTTGGATGATAAGTCGTAACCAAATCTTGAATAGTGTAAGCACCATTTTTGATAATCACAGTAGAACATCCTTTTTTCACAAGGAAATCTCTGTTGTTGTAATCTTTGAAATCTCCAGCATCTAACGTAGAAGGAACTGGCATATCTGGATAAGATAAATTGTTCACATCTAAAT